TCCACGCCGGAGTCTCGCCTCTATCCGACGATGGCCAAGGGCTAAGGAGCAAGGAATGGCAACGCTTTCTGAACGTTACCCCACCCTGCTTGACGTCGCTCGGAGAACCGATCCGGGTGGCGCCATCGCAGACGTGGTTGAAATTCTCAACGAGACCAATGAAATCCTGTCGGACATGGTTTTCGTTGAGGGCAACCTCCCGACCGGCCATCGGACGACGATCCGCACCGGCCTGCCGGCCCCGACCTGGCGCAAGCTCTACGGCGGCGTCCAGCCGACCAAGTCGACCTCGGTGCCCGTCACTGATACGACTGGTATGCTGGAAGCATACGCCGAGGTGGACAAGGCGCTCGCCGATCTGAACGGCAACACGGCGGCCTTCCGCCTTTCCGAAGATCGTGCCCACATCGAGGGCATGAACCAGGAAATGGCCGAGTCGCTGTTCTACGCCAACGAAGGCACGGAGCCTGAGGCATTCACCGGCCTCGGTCCGCGGTTCAACACGCTAACCGGCGCCGAGAACTCGGAGAACGTCATCGACGCGAAAAGCCAAGACACGGACAACGCCTCGATCTGGCTCGTCGTATGGGGTCCGAACACTGTCCACGGCATCTACCCGAAGGGCTCCAAGGCCGGCATTCAGGTCGAGGACAAGGGGCAGGTCACGCTCGAGACTGCGCCGGGAACCAACGGCGGCAGGATGGAAGCCTATCGCACGCACTATCGCTGGGACATGGGCCTTACGGTCCGCGACTGGCGCTATGTCGTGCGTATCGCGAACATCGAAAAGTCGGCCTTGTCCGCGACGTGGACCAACGGAGCATTCGCGACGGGCGCTAACCTGCCGGACCTGATGTTCCAGGCCATGTCGCTGGTCCCGAACCTGTCCCTGGGCCGTCCCGCGTTCTACATGAGCCGCGGTATCCTGACCGCCGTTCGTCGGCAGCTGTCGGCGATGGGCAACCAGTCCTACCTGACCCAGGATATGGCTGGCGGCACGATGGTCGAGCGGTTCCAGACGATCCCCCTCCGGCGCGTCGATGCCCTCGCGGCCGACGAAGCCCTTGTGGTGTAAGGAGACAATCACATGATCCTCGACGAACTGCTTGAATTTGCTGACGCGGCTTCGGTCGCGGGTTCAGCAGGCACTGCCCTAATCGGCGATGTCATCCCCCTCACCGCCTACAGCGGCGACATCGGAGTTGGCGAAAACGTTTATTTCGTCATCACCACTGACACTGAAATCATCACCGGCGGCAGTGCCGGCACGATCAGGTTTCAGTTGGTCTCCGACGCGCAGGCTGCAATCGCCACGGACGGCTCGGCAACGGTGCATTTCGACACCGGAGACTTCGTCACGGACGATGCGGCGGCGAACTCGGACCAGCTCAACGCGGGAGGCGTCATCGCCTGCGTTCCGCTTCCCATGCAGGGCGCCGTTTACGAGGACTACCTCGGCGTCCTCTGCATCATCGGCACCACGACAGTGACTGCCGGCAAGATCAACGCCTTCCTCACTCGCGATCCGAGCAAGTGGATGGCCCTGCCCAACGGGAGCGCATAAGCCATGAAGGTCAAGCTCATCAGAACGTTCTTCGTGAATGGCGTCCGCTATCGCGCAGGGACTCACGACAACATGCCCGACGACCTCTACGACCGGCTGCCGTCCTCGGCGAAGGTCTGGAATGGCAAGGACTGGGAACAGGCCGGCAATCGGGAGAAAGCTCCGAAAGTCGAGGAGCCGACGCAGGAGTCCAAGCCGGGCACGAAAGAAGGCGATGGTGTGACGGCCGCTCCGGTGGCTGAGACCAAGACCACGCCGAAGAAGCTGTAAGCTTCCGGAGGGACTGTCATGGCCCAGGACCTTGTAACGCTTTACAACCTGGCCCTCAGCGTCGCTGGCATCACCAGCGGCGTTGACAGTCCCTCTGAGGCCTCGCCGGAGGCGGAACAGTGCCGCCTCTGGTTCGAGCCTGTGCGGAACCTAATCCTTCGCGCCGCGTTCTGGCCGAGCGTGAAAGGTGTGAAACGACTTGGCCTTCTTGCCACTCGCGACACCGATCAGGATTGGACTTCCTCCGATCCATTTCCAGGCTGGCTTTATGCCTACGCCCTTCCGTCCGATGCCCTTGCGCCACGGTTTATCACTGATTGGCAGCAGTTCACAACCGGCGTTTACGAGGGCAAGCGCGCTGTGTTCACGAACGTTGAAAACGCGGTGCTGGTTTACACGCTGCGGCAGACTGACATTTCACTTTGGGACGCCGGGCTGTTCATGGCGGTTGCCTACGGCCTCGCCGGGCACATTTCCATGCCACTGAACGGCAAGCCGCAGCGGGCGCAGATGAACATTCAGCAAGCCAATCAGATGATTATCGACGCTCGCGTCAATATCGCGAACGAGGAAGAAACCGCGGTTGACAGCTTGCCCGAATGGATTTCGGCTCGTGGATTTCAGGGAACCCCTTCAGGGAACAGATATTTCCACCCTTACGGCCCACTGCTGAGTTCGACGGGAGCTCCGCTTGTCTAGCGACCTGATCCAATACGCCTTCGTTGCCGGCGAGATCAGCGACCGACTTCTTGGTCGGTCGGACCTGGAGAAATATGATTTTGGGCTCGCCAAGGCCCATAATTGGTTCGTGGACTATCGCGGAGGGATAAGCACTCGGCCGGGAATGATGTTCGGGGATTTTGTCCAGCATCCAGATAAGAACACACGGATGCTGAAATTCCAGTTTTCCCCGGAAACCTCCAACGCTTACGCCGTATTGCTTGGTGACGGATATATTCGATTTATTCAGTCCGGCGGCTACGTTCTCGAGCCCGCGGTGCCGATTACCGGCGTAACGCAAGCCGCTCCTGGAGTTGTCACCGCTGTGGCTCACGGCTTCTCCGACGGCGATTGGGTAAAGATTTTTGACGTTGGCGGGATGTCGCGGCTGAACGGTCGGATATTCGAGGTGGCTAACGCCACGACAGACACATTCAGCTTGACTGATGTCCACGGCAACGCCTACGACACTTCGGCGCTGCCTGCCTACACTTCCGGCGGAACGGTTCAGCGGATTTACACGATCGCTAATCCTTATGACCATAAGGATTTGGCGAAGCTGAAATCCTTCCAAATTCGCGACGTGCTTCGCCTGACGCATCCAAAGTATCCAGTTAAAAATTTGATACGAAGCGGACATACTTCGTGGGCGATCTCGAACGAGAGTATTGGCAACGTCACCACACGTCCGTCAGTGCCGTCTCACACCGCCGGAACCTCTGGCACCGCTGGTGTTCTTTTCACGGTCACAGCGGTAATGGCTGATGGAAGCGAGTCTATCCGTTCGCCCTATTGCTACGTCGATGACACAAACAATTACAGCGTAAATTCTGGTTATGTAACGCTCACCTGGCCCGCAGTTCCTGGAGCCGTTCAATACCGGATCTACCGCTCGATCATGGTGGAGGACGCCAGCGAACTGAACAACGCGATGCAGTTCGGCTATATCGGCTCGTCTGTCGGTCCGCAGTTCACCGACAATAATCTGATACCGGACTTTACTCAAGCCCCGCCTTCATTCTACAATCCCTTCGCCTCGCAGGGAATTGTCGATGTAACGATTACGAACCAGGGCTCGAGTTATTCTTCCAAGCATGTTAGCATCACGGTCAGCGGTGGTGGAGGCTCCGGCGCAATTCTGCTTCCAATAATCGTTGACGGCAAACTGGTCTCGGTTCAAATTCTTCATCCGGGCTCCGGTTACACCAGCGCACCAACATTGACTCTTGACGATGGCGGTGGAGGAGGTTCTGGCGCAGCTATGACTGCCGTGATCGGTGACGACTCCGGCATGTTTCCTACGACCTCGACAATCTTCCAGCAACGACAGGTCTATGCTGGGTCGTTCAATTCCCCACTGACCCTTTGGGGGTCGAAGCCGGGACAGTTCTCGAACTTCGATACCTCTGACATCGTTGTTTCCGATGACGCCTTCGAGTTTGAGCTCGACGCCTCGACTGTCGCGCCAATTCGACACTTGATGAACATGCGCGGCGGACTGCTTATTATGTCCGCGGCCGGGATTTGGCAGCTTACTGGCGGTGGAAATCTCGCAGTAACTCCGACGAACGCTTTCGCAGAGCCGCAGACCTTCTTCGGCGCGGCTGACGTTGAACCCTTCAATGTTGACACTGATATTCTTTACGTCACAGAGAAGGAGTCCACGGTTCGTCTGCTCTCCTACAACGATTTTTCCAAAATCTACGGCGGACAGGATATGTCGGTCTTGTCCTCACACCTATTCAAGAGGACCAACCCCATCGTTCGCTGGACCTACGCGGAGTCGCCGTTCCGACTTGTTTGGGCCGTTCTCCGTGATGGAACGTTCCTCGCTTTCACCTTGGTAAAGGAGCAGAACGTTTTTGCCTGGACGCCGTGCTCCACTCGCGGAAAGGTTACAGACGCACTTACGCTGGTTGAGGACAACGCAGATAAAACCTACCTCACCGTCGAGCGGATACTCAATGGAACTTTGGTCAAGACTTTTGAGTATTT